CATGGAAGCGCTCAGCAATCAGCACTTGGTAACGGCAGCGGAGCGTCTTAGCTGCTCTGTCTGCAAGGAAATTCTTCCAGCCGATGAGTTCTATGAGATTCGTAGCCGTTCAAACGGGCAACCGGCCTGTTCAACAGGTTGCACCACTCTTAGCCTTAAGGCACCGCAACACCAGCTATGGCCACCACATTCACCTGGAACATCGCCCAAATGGAGCGCACCGTCGCTGACGGGATTGTTCATACGGTTCACTACACCGTGGATGCCAAGGACGACACCTATTCGGCTGGCGCCTATGGCTCGATTGGCCTTGAGCCCCCTGCCCCGGACGACACCATCCCTTTCAACGCTCTCTTCCCTGAGCTGTGCGTTGAGTGGGTCAAGCACAAGCTGACTGGCGAGAAGGTTGCGGAGATCGAGGCCGCCCTGCAGCAGCAGATTGACGAGCAGCGTTCTCCTTCTGTTGCTTCCGGCCTGCCCTGGGCTGCAGCACCTGCAGCTGCTTAGTCTCGCCGTCTACTGCCATGGCTGGCATCGGTACACTAGTCCTGTAGCCGTTGCCGCCATGGTCGAGATCATCGCAGCAGTGGCTGGGGCCTCGATCTCAGTGGCGGCAATGGGTGCTACTGGCTTCACCAGGCGCAATGATCAGGCTAGGGATGCCGTCATCCGCCTCACCAGTGCAGTGGAGCACATCGCCACCCAGCTCGAGGTGCTCCACGCTGACATGAAAGAAGACCGAAAAGAAACCTTCGGACGCTTATCGACGGTTGAGCAGCGCGTTTCTAGGCTGGAGGCACGTCCACCATCGTGCTGATCATGGATCAGGCCACTACCTTTGCGGTGATTGCCATCGTCATCGCAGCAGGATCTGAAATCATCGCTGTCTCACCCCTGAAGTCAAACAGCTGGATTCAACTCCTGCTGAAAGCTTTGCAGATGGCTTTCCCAAAGCAGAAACGCTGAATCATGGCCAACGAAGCGCCAATCTCCTTGCAACAGCTGTTCAGGTATTACAAGGCGCTTCCGCATCAGACGGCCGCGATTCAGCAGCTCGAGACCGATCTAAGCGCCAACGGTTACGACGCCGTGATGCGCAGGGATCGAGAGTGGTTCAAGACGTGGAGCCAAGACGGAAGGCAAAGCGATCTGGCCGGCGCGATCGCACTGATTAAGGAGTTCGAGGGCTGTCACCTCAGTGCCTATCCGGATCCGTTAAGCGGCGGCGACCCTTGGACGATTGGCTATGGCACAACCCGCTATCAGCATGGTGGGAAGGTGCAACGCGGCGACAAGATCAATGTGATCGAGGCTGATCTGCTGCTGCGGCAGGAGATCGACCGCATCGCAGCCAAGCTGGCTAGCACGGTGCCGCACTGGAAGGCAATGAATGACAACCAGCGATCGGCGCTGGTGAGCTTTGCCTACAACTTGGGCTCTGGCTTTTATGGCGCCCAGGGATTCGAGACGATCAGCAGGTGCCTGGGCAAACGTGACTGGGCTGCGGTGCCCGCTGCGATGGAGCTGTATCGCAACCCTGGCACGAACGTAGAGGCTGGCCTGTTGCGGCGCAGAAGGGCCGAAGGAAAGCTCTGGGGCAACCATGCGCCACAGGTGCAGCAGGAACCGGCCAAGCTGCGGCCTAGCAGTTCTTTCAACGCACGAATCACGCCGCACATCCGGCTGGGTGAGTTTGCGCTGGATCAGGAAGCCAGACGATTCAACAACCAGGGCCAGGTGGACATTGCAGCGGAGCTGGCCACCTTCCTCGAGCGTGTGCGGACGCAGTTTGGTGGCCGGCCAGTAGTGATCAGCTCTGGCTATCGGCCATCGGCAGTTAACGCCGCGGTAGGAGGTGCCAGCAGCAGTGAGCACCTTTACCGGCCCGGCTGCGGCGCTGTGGACTTTTACATCAATGGCACCGACATCAATGCGGTGCAGCGCTGGTGTGATCAGCAGTGGCCCTTTTCGCTCGGATATGGCGCTCCAAAAGGTTTCGTGCATCTCGGGATACGACAAGGCCGGCCACGACTGAGGTGGGATTACTGACGCCATGGCTACCGTGAGGACAGCGGCATCGCACCATGGCGGGCTACTTCCTCGAGGTGCATTGCAAGCTGTTCATCCGATCAGACACTGAGGCTGATCTGATCCCCGGTGATGTCTACAGCCAGATCGCAGAACACGTCACTTCTGACGAGGACATCATCGAGATCGAGGTGAACTGCGCGCCGGTGCCTGGCGACATCCATGGGTGCACACAGGATTGATGGCACCAGGCTGATCACACGTCGCTCGGCTCGTGATCAGATCCTGTTGGCTTGGGATTATCGGTGCGCCTATTGCAATGTAGAGCTGGCCGGCCGGCCAACGATCGATCATGTGGTGCCGAAGGCATGTGGCGGCCTGACGGTGCCGAGCAACTTGGTGGCCTGCTGCATGGCGTGCAACGTTTTAAAGGGCCATCGGCCGTGGCGTGAGTGGCTGCGTGAGCAACCATTCAGATCAGCCATTGGCGAATGGGCCATCGTGCAGTGGCTGGCTAGCTGAAGTCCTTGGCCAGCAGCTCATCAAGGTAGAGCTCGGCTTGCCATAGGTCGCTGCTGTAGCGGCAGACGCTGCCAACACAGCTGCGGTAATAGATCTCGCCATTGATGGGCATCAGTGTTTCGATGCTGCCGCCATCACGATCGAGGCGGCTGATGATCTCAGGGCCAAACATGGCATCTACCTAGGCCAGTGCTGGCTTGATTCTGACGATCACAATCGATCAGATCACCGTGCGGGTCTGGAAGTTCGGATCAGTCTCATCAAGGTGACACTCTGGCCCGAATCCCGTGGCCAGCACATCCGGCGACAATTCAGGTGCTGCAGGAGCTGGCTCTGGCGCTTGCTGCTCGAATGTGGCCAACCATTCGCGAACCCGATCACCTGTAGGTGTCTTGGCTGGCCATGCCACGAACTTCAGCAGTGCTTTGCGCTCGCGGAAAGCCATGCTGACGCTCGGCTTCCAAGCGATGAACAGGGCGCCATTCCAGCGGTCCCACTGGCGCGTCACCACTAGGCCAGGCGCTGTGAAGGTTTCGGGCTTCATCGCCACTTGTCACCGAGCAGCTGCTGGCGGCAAACCTCAATGGCCTGCTGCGCCACCTTCTGGCTCATCACTGATTCCGTCTCATCGATGGCCTTCACCACTTTGTCGAGCAGGTCTGGGTAGTAGGTGTCGCGGAAGTTGGCGGCCAGATCTCGGGAGAATTCCTCCCAAAGCCCTGTGTAGGTGCCGCAGGTGCGGCCTGATGCCCGGTAGAGCGCGTCCATCATGTCGGCGCGGGCCTGGTCCAATCGAACGGTCATGGTGTCTTCAGATATTCAGAGAGGCGCAGCAGTTCTGCGCAGAGAAGGCCGCAGCGTGGAGTGCGGCTGAGCTGGTCGATTCTGATCTCGATGATCTGCTGCAGGCGCTGACGTTCCTGCAGCTGGCCGGCCTTAAAGGCATGATCGTCAGAATTCATCTCACAACTTGGCGCTGGTGAGCAGGCCGATCTGCTGCCTTACCTTATTCATGGCCTTGGTGTGCTTTTGGCGGATCGCCTCACGGCTGACGCCACGCTCTTTGCCAAGATCGCCCAGCGTCACCTTGGGCTGACCGCCTAGGCCGTTGTATCTACGAACGATGTCCTGCTCGTCTTCGCTAAGCATGTTGATCGCATCGTGCAGGATGTCCCGCTCGAGCAGGTATTCATCGTCTTGATGCAGTGTTGACTGGTCAGGGATCAAATCAAGGATGGGACTGTGATCATCAAGGCCTGCTGCCTTGGCGTCAAGGCTGCACACGTCTTGCGCCATGGTCAGCGATGCCTGCAGATCCTGTGGATCGGCACCAATGGCCGCAGCGCATTCGGCGATCGTTGGGATCTTGCCCGTCAGGGCTTGTTGGTGATTCATGTAGATCCGGGCTTTGATTACCTTCTCGTGACGATGAATCGGCAATCTGATCATGCGATCACGATCCTGTAGGCCGCGGCTGATGGATTGCCTGATCCACCAGTAGGCATAGGTCGAGAACTTGTAGCCGCGAGCTGAATCAAAGAGCTCAGTGGCCCTGGCCAGGCCCATGTTGCCGTCCTGCACCAAGTCCAGCATTTCCATGGTGGTGCAGCGTTTGACGTATTTCTTGGCGATCGTGACCACGAGACGCAGGTTGCAGACGATCATTCGTTCCTTTGCTCGCTGGCCTCGGCGGATTACGGAGCGCTGCTGACGGGTGTGGGTGGTGGTGTCTGGATGCTCAGCCTGCACAGCAAGCATGGCCTGAATCAGGCGGCTGTATTCGATCTCTTCGGTGGCTGTGAGAAGGGGATGGCGACCGATCTGCTTGAGATAGTCGGCGACGGGATCCATGGTGTGTCAGATGTGCAGGGTCTGGCGGTGATCGGGTCGCAGGCTAGTCATAGATGACGGATTCAGTGATCGTGTCGGTGTTGATCCATTCGAGCTCCGGCCACTTGTGGCCATAGGCCTCGAACACTTGTGATTTGGCGTCAGTGAGGCTCACGGCCATGACGCAGCCGATCACGTTGGCGCTTGGGATCTGGAAGTAGTAGCGGCGTTCTCGCATTGTGAGGTTTGGATTGAGTGAAGGCCAGAGGCGAGCCCTGGCCAGAGTGATCAGAAAGGCATCTCAGATTCGGATGGGGCAGCCTGCTGCACAGGGCGGGCCGGCAAGGTGAAGTCAGTGACGCGTAGGACGATCTTGCAGCCAGTTGAGCCGTCTTTGCGCTCAAAGGTCTCAGCATGGGCATCACCGGCCACGGTGACCCGATCGCCCTTGGTCAGGTACTGAGCAGCAACAGCGGCCCTGACGCCCCATACGGCGCAGTCGACTGCGGTGACATACTCCTGGTCTTTGATCTTCTTGTTCACCAGGATGGTGAAGTTGGTAACATCGGTCTGGCCAACGGTGTTGTTGCGGGGATCAGCGGTCAGATTGCCGACTGCAGTGATGTTGAGCATTGGTCAGTTGAAGAAGGTGGAAAGGATGGCCACAATGGCCTGGTTTTGATTCAGGCCATGGGCCTGCATGTAGGCCGTGAACTGCTGCGCCAGTTGTGGCGGCAGCCTGGCCTGCACCTGACGCTCGCGGCGCTTTGCATCAGCGCGGCGCCGGTATTCGCGCAATCGCTCCAGCTCCTGAAGGACTGGATCGGTCATGGCTCGCGTGGCGTGGTCACGCTGCCAGCTGTGGTGTTGCGCTCGATGATGTCCAGCGCGATGCGCAGCTCAGCGTTGCGCTTCTGCTCATGCGCCCATGCGACGTAGCGGTGCTCAAAGAACAGGTGATCGCTGTCGTTGTCGGCCAGGTACTGACGGATGGCGCCAGATGCGCGATACAGGTGCTCACGCGGTGAGCTGCTGTTGGATGAAGTCACGGTGCTGGGTGGTGGTGATGTGCTGGGTGATCAGGGCGTCATCGGGCAGGCTGAACTGAGATTTGAAGGCGACGATCAGCTGATTGCGCTGATCGGACTTGAGATCTTTGAGAAGCTGGATGCACAGCTGGCGTTCGTCTTCGCTGATGGGCTGGCCCTGGGGCACAGCAGCAGGCTCCTCAGGTGCTGCAGCAAGAGACTCTGATGGCTCAGGCGCAGCAGGCTTGGCCGCAGCCTTAGCGGGCTTTGCTGCGGGCTTGGGCGCCGGTTCCTCGCGGTGTGGATCTTCGACCGGATCCTTCGCCCAGAGCTCGTAGGCCAGGCCAAAGCTGAAGGCAGCGCAAGCGCACATGGCGCGGCGATGCGTGTCGGTAAGGATGCGGGCGCTGACCTTATCGAGCTGGATCGGATTGTTCCGATTGTCCATGCACGGAAAGGGGAAGCTGGCCAGCCGCTCGTCTTCCGGCCCAATGAACTCACCGACAACGAAGGCTGTGCCATCAGGGGCCTGGTGGAGCAGGTTGCCGTCGATCGCAGGCCGTAGGTGGAAGTCCCATCCGGGTGCGTGCTCATGCAGCAGGTGAGCCACCTTCGCCCAGTTGACGTAGGACGCGGCATAGGAGCCGGTGCCCTTGGTATCAACATCGGCCTTGGTGATGACACCAGCGAGGTTTGGGATCTTGAGTTCAGACATGTGGGCTGATGGCGATGTGGGCGTATGGGGCCGCATCAGGACCCATGAGGTAGGCCTTGCGGGCTTCGAGCTCGATCACCTGGCGATCGTCCAAATAGGCCACGCCAGTGAGGGCATCCAAGACGGCGCGGCTGAGTTTGTCGATGTCACCGAGGCGGGTACTGACCGGCTCCACCGGAGCGGTGGCCTTGAGGTAGCTGAGGCCGTTCTTGCTGCCGTAGTGGCTGGCGGGCCTTGGAAACCAGAACACCAGCTCGAGGTGCATGGGTGTGGCCATGTCCCAATCGGGCGGGCGTTCATCGAGTGCAGCGAAGCGCACGTCCTGCCGCCATGGGCGAACACGATCGGAAGACTCGAGCATGATGCCCTTGCCGACATGGCGCTTTGAGCCTTGCGGTGCTGCAGTTCCCCAGACGGTGAAGGAGTAGTTCATGCGTCTGATTTGGGCACTTCAAACCGCAGATAGGTGCTCTCCTGCCTAGTGGCAGCGCCACTGACCTTCTCCTGTTCCTGCAGTTCCTTCACGGCCTTGCTGTAGGCCCAGGTGCTGCGGGTCACCGGCAGCAGCCGGCAGTTCAGCACATAGAACGATCCATCCTCTGCCTCGTAGTGATCGAGCAAGCCGCTGGCCCGATACTCATCAAGAGTGGCCATATGGGTTTTGAGATCCTCTTCGCACAGCTTGATGGTCAGTTTGAGCTCGCGGATCTGCTGAATCAATCGTTCGACTTGGCTCATGGTCATGGCGTCGTTTGATGAGTTGGCGGCGATCGCGTAGGTGTGAGAAGGCCAGATGACGGGCCTCGTAGCCGTAGGCCTGTGAGATCGTGAACAGATCACGTTCGAGGCTGATGTCGTCTGGCGTCTGGAGCTCTGAGTACATCCACGAGTTGTTCAGGATGTTTGAGATGGTGCTGATGGCATCGCAGGCCATGGCTGGGCTGTTGAGCAGATCAGCGAGGGTGATGTCTTCCGCCAGCTCACGGATGCGTGGTGGCATCGTCAGGCGTGGCGGAATAGGTGGATGAGTCATCGTTTGTAGCGGCTGGCCGGCATTGTGAGGCAGCACTCAAGGAAGTCGATGTAATAGGTGCGCAGGTGTGGATCCTTGAGGTCTGATGAGAGGATGTCAGGGTCCAATGCCGAGACCACTGGCCGGGATGGTGGTGAGCTCTGACTGTTGTCCAGCTGAATGAAGGCGATGCTGGGGCAGCGATTGAGGAGCCAGATGAGGATGCGTGCTAGCAGTCCGAGTTCCATGGTCAAAGGCGATGATGCCGGTGAACAGGCCTAGTAGAAGGCCGGCGGTGAGGTAGCGGTCGAAGTTCATGGCTGATTGTTGTGAAGGGCCCCGAAGGGCCCGGTTTTGATCAGGCGCGGAAGGCACCGTCTTTGATCAGGCCTTTCCAGAAGTTGCGGGCTTCTTCGCGAGTCATCTGAAAGTTGCCGGTGATTTGCCAGCGGTCCGTGCGGCCGTTAAGGGCCTTACGAAGCACGCTCACGCCGAACTGGTTGGGGGTGAAGCCGAAGGTCTGGCAACCGTCGAGGCAAAGAATGTGGGTCATGGTCTGAGTGATGAATGGCCGGGCTGCCCCGGTGTCACCAGTATGGCATGCCATCCATCAGCGTCAACCCTCAGATCGACGTGATCGCTCGATAACGCCTCAACAGCTCCGCATCCTCACGCTGGCGCCAGTAGCGCAGCCGCTGCTCCAGCTTCCCCGTCACCACCGGCATCACGCTGCGCTTGTCGTGCTCGAAATCCAGCTCTGGATCGTTCTCATACCAATCGTCAGCCGTCATACGGCCTCCAGCAGCGAACTGGAGCTCTCCACCTCGGCACGCGCAATGAACTTGGCCGCCTGCTTTGCGTACTCAGGCTTCAGCTCGATGCCTACATACCGTCGGCCCATCTTCACTGCCTGGTAACCGGTGCTCCCAATGCCATTGAACGGATCGAGCACTACGTCGTTCGGGTTGCTGTACAGGGTCAGGCAACGCTCAATCAGATCCAATGGCATCGGGCAGATGTGCTTCTCATCTTTGTCGGCCTTAAACCTGGCGTTCAGTACCTTGGTCTGCATCGTGTCCATCCACACCGGCGAGGCCCATTGCTGCCATTGGTCAAGCGTGAACTCATCACGCGTATGGGTCACAGGCTCGCCCACGTTCTTGCCCTTGGATTCCTTGCGCATGACCAAGATGTATTCAGGCATCCCCATTGCGCTCACTCGGCTGTTCTCGCGGATGTTCTTATACAGCAGCCGTTCATGCTTTGTCTTCTGCATTTCGCGTACCGGATCACGCCAGACCGTCACGCGAGCACGCAAGCAAAAGCCAACGGTCCGATAGTTGCGGCTGGCTTCATCTGAGAACGGATACAGCCCGCCTTCGCCCGTCTCGCTGCTGTTCTGATAGAAGACCGTGTCCTTGACGTGATCGCAGATCACGGCGCCGGGCTTCATCACGCGATACAGCTCCCGCGCCATAAAGCGATGATGCTCAAGAAACTCCTCGTGCGAGGCGCTGTTGCCCATGTCGCGCTCGGAGTCGCTGTAGATGTATAGGGAAGAAAACGGCGAACTGAACACGGCGCAGTCGATGCTGTTGTCTGGTAGACCCATCAACAGCTCAACGCAGTCCGCGTTATAGATGGCCCAGTTGCTGCCTTGATAGTCGGGTTTCATTGGAAGAAGTCAGGAAGAGTGACGACAGGTGTGCGCAGATAAGCGCGGCGCAAGATTGCCTCTTGCTGTGAGCGCAGCATGGACTTGGCCATGGCACGCTTCATGCGTTGGTGATCGTCGGCCTTGCGCTGGACATTGCTCCAGATGCTGGCCTCTGTGTCGCTGATGATGACGTGGCAGTTGACGGACTTCGTCTGACCAAAGCGCCAGGCACGACGAACTGCCTGGTAGTGCTGCTCATAGCTATGACTGACACTGGCAAAGATGACGGTGTTGGCGTGCTGCCAGTTCAGGCCAAGGCCGGCCAGTTTCGGCTTGCTCACGATCACCCGGCGTTCGCCAAAGGTGAAGGAATCCAACGCAGCCACCTTTACGTCAGGCGCCATCGAACCATGAACTTCGATCGCATCTGGTATCAATGCCGCCAGTGCTGATGATTCGCTGTTGGTCTCACACCAGACGATCACAGGGCCATCAGCTGAGTTGGCGATCTCTGCAGCGCAGGCCACGCGATCATCCATCGTCAACCGCTTTTCACGGTGCATCGTGGTGGCGCTGCCATCTGGAATCCTGAACAGCATCCCGTCCGGGATCTCTTGCGTAATGTCTGCTGCAATGGTGTGGATCTGATACTTCAAAGGCGGCAGCACAAAGCCAGCGTCATCACCACCAAGATCTGATGGCAATGTGGCCGCACGGGCCCAGCTGGCCACCCAACGCCAGAAGTCATCCTGAGCGTGGCCTTTCAGGCGATAGCCGCCCATGGTGGTTTGATCGCTGATGAACCAGCGCGAGAGCATCTCAGGGCCGGGCATGATGCCAAGGAATTCGGCGTGTTGGCCAAGTTCCATGTGATCGTTTGGAGCTGGTGTGGCAGTAGCTGCTAGTCGGTAGGGGACATCAGCAAATGCCTCGCAAAGCATTCGCTTTGTAGGCCCGGTGAATGCCTTGAGGATGCTGCTTTCATCAAGGACGACACCGCCAAACACTGAGGTGTCCAACTTGGGCAGTCGTTCATAGTTGGCGATGTTGACGCCAGGTCGGACATCGGACTGCTCGCGCACGATGGTGGCATCGATGCCGATTGCTTCGCATTCGCGTTTCATTTGCCGTGCTACGGCAAGCGGCGTGAGGATCAACGCAGGTTTGCCACTGGCTTGCATGAACTCAGCAGCTGCAGCAGCCTCAACACGAGACTTACCAAGGCCGGTGTCTAGAAAGGCCGCGGAACGGCCTTTCTGGCAGGCGAACTGCAAGGTGGCGAGCTGGTGATCAAACAGATCCCAATCGTTTTGAGGCTCAAATCCAGATGAGTTTGGGGAGTTTGCCTTTGATGCGATGAAGTCGTGGTAATGCATTTCAGGCGACGCACCAACGGCGTGCAGTTGTGTGGCTGATGCCAAGGCGCTGGCCGATGGTTCGATAGGACTGGCCAGAGCGATGCCAGCGGCGTGCTCGCTGCTGTGGGCTCTCAGATGCCCAGATGATGATCACCAGGGGGATGGTGAGCAGTGCCAGCAGCGTGGCCGCTAGGCAGGTGATGGTTGCCATGGTCTGAGTGGTGAATGAGAGTGCCGGGCCAACCGGCGATGCGGGCTTAGTCAGGCCCTGTTGCGCTCGGGTTTAACGGCCTCGTGTGCGCTGTTCGGCCGGCGGTTGAGTTTTGCGAGTGGGCCGCTCCCCTCGTACTAACCAGTATGGCATACCATGCTGCTGCATGTCAATCGGCCCCGTGCTTGAGGCTGGGGAAATGTCCGGGCCCGCTGCTATCCCTGACCGTCCCACGTGCGGGACGCTCGCGCGGGTTCTCGATCATGTCGATCACCGTCTCGGCATAGCCAGGTGGATCGAGATCAGGCCGCAACGTGAAGATCGCTATCCAATCAGGCTGTGGCATCAAAACCCCCTTGCGAGCTCTGCAGTCTGATGACGCTCCCATGCCTCCTGCCATGCAGCAATGCAGCACGCCGGCTCCTGCACCTTCAGCTCACACTCGCCTGGCGCTGACACCAACGTCGCGCAACGGTCGATCGTCATCGTCGGCCACCAGTGAAACAGCATCGAGGCATAGGCACCTAGCTGGCTGGTGGCTGGCTTTCGTGCCTTCAGCGCCGCGGCGCTGCTGACAGTCTTCAGATCGCCCAGTATCGTCTGGCCCTGGGCCGTGCGCACTAGGAAGTCGAAGCTGCCGCCAACGCGCTTGCCCGGATCGCAGAGCGCCATCTCGATAGCCAGCACCGTGCAGTCACGAAACAGCCAGTGATCAAGCAGTGGCTCAGCCCACTGGCTCCACCGATCGTCATAGATCACACCCTGCACACCGCCGCTGGCAATGCCACGCAGGTGTTGCTCAAGGATGCCGTGAACGGTCTTCCCCCTCAACTCCCAACCGTCCGGCCCATCCTTTGTGCGAGCGATCTGTTTGCGTGTGGCCTCGCTCAGATCGCTGATCACGCCGGTAACGCTGAACGGCAGCCAGTCACCGCGAAAGCAATACCGATGCGCCTCTTCATTGGCCACCAACCCTTCGATCGGCGCCAGCAGCTCAGTGCTCATCAAACAACGGCCCCAGTTCTGATTTGAGCGGGCCTTGCGTCCAGCTGGCCGGGAGCCCAATGGTGGTGAGCAGCAATGCGCGGCGCTGCGCCTTGGCAATCTCCTCAGGCGTCATGGTCTGAGCCATCAGCTGCTGCTGCCGCAGGTAGCCGGCCCACATGGGCTCCAGCTCGCCGGTCTCTTTGCTGCGCTTGTTTGATCTCCTTTTCATTTGGCGCTGCCTACCCTGAAACCGTAGCGCAGCAGTTAGAGATGCACTACGGTCCCGGCGCTCAAGTTATGCCATGGCACACCCCGTCAACGTCCGCCTCCCAGAGCGCATCCTCCACTGGCTTGACCAGCAGGCTGGTGATACCTCAACACGCTCTCAGGTCATTCGATCCGTTCTTGATGAAGCCATCCGACAACAAGCCCAACAGGCAGATCCAGCTCCTACGCCAGGCCGTCGCTGATGCCATTCCCGATCACGCCATCACAGATACCTGGCCCTGCCCGCAAAACCCTCGCAGGCCATGCCCAACCCTGTTCGCCCTCTGGCTTCATGACATCCATCAACGGCCCGCTGCCCTTCGACCAGACCGCCGCAAAAACCTTTCTCAGCCTCCTCGCTAAGCCACCACACGAAACTCGCCTACGAGGCTTCCTTCCATCCGGCCACCCGCTCAAATCTACCGACACCGGCCGTAAATCAGCCTTCTCACCATCAGCCGTCACCAGCTGGCAGCAAGAAGGCCGCGGCGTCTACACCGTCATCAATAACGGCGGCGACACCGACGCACAGATCACCTCTTGCAATGCCCTGTTCTGCGAATGGGATGACCGCGACGTCTCATGGCAGATCACCGCATGGCGTGAGCTCAACCTGCCAGAGCCATCCTGCATCGTTCTGACCGGCGGTAAGTCGGCTCACCTCTACTGGCGCTTCACCGCACCCATACCCGTTGAAACGTGGCGTGACCTGCAAACCAGACTCCTCGAATACGCCGACGCCGATCGCACACTCAAGAACCCATCACGGGTCATGCGCCTTCCCGGTGCTTGGCACCTGGGCCCCGATGGCAAGGCCAACTCTCAAACCGTGATCCTGGGCCAGCCATCTGGCCGCTCCTACACCGTCGAGGCCTTCGAACAAATACTGCCCTCGCCTCAAGTCGTCACCGAGCAGGCCCAGGCCCGCGCCTATCGCCTGCCTCTCGATTTCCCCTCACACTCACTCTCCGAGATCCAGGACGCACTGCAACACATCCCGCAGGCAATCCCGAATCAGAAGCAATATCCCTTCTACCGCAACCTGATGTGGGGCCTCATCAGGGCTTGCGAGGAAGCCGGCGGCACTGCTGATGATGCCATTGCCTTCATGTCAGCTCACAGCCCACGCTTCGCTGAAGTGCGGCAGGTGGCACGCTCTGCCTTCTCCCACGTCAACGCCTCGACCTTCTGGTACTGGGCACAACACCACGGCTACAAGTCCAGCAAGACCACAGAGCCCTTCGACGCCTACAGCCCAGCGCAGCGCAAGGCCGACGCACAAGAGGCCGCAGAAGCCGCTGAGCTCTCCTACACCGACCTGATCGAGCTCCTGGTCGAGGCCTACCGCGTCTCAGACCTCAATGCCGAAGTGGAGCTCACCGCTCAGATCAAAACCCGCTTTAAGCGGAGTGATGGCCAGATCATCTCTTCGGTCATGCGCGCACTCACACCGCAATCCACTAGCAACGACACCGCAACGGTTGATCTCGATCAGGTTCACTCGCTTGAATATGCAGCCGATGGTTGGATCATCGCCAACAAACCTCAGCTCCTTTATGCCTCCTATGGCGGCGGCAAAACCACGCTGATCGTTGAGAAGGCCATCGCCATCTGTGAAGGCCGTTCTCTCATCGAACGACGCACCATCACGCATGAACCCGGCGCTGCATTGATCATCGCTACAGACTCTGGCCTTCAGGCACTTAAGACCACAATCCAACAGTTGCAATACGACGATCACCCAGCTCTCGATCCAACAAACCCGCGACTCTTCCTATGGGGCCAATGCACTGAACAGGGCATGAACGCATGGGTCGCTGATGTCCCAGGCATCCTCAAACTTCGCCGTTTCGTTGAGCAGCACGGCATCAGATATGTGGCCGTTGACTCGGTGAAGACTGTGTGCGCAGGTGGTGGATTCTCCTACCTGGATAACGACGCAGTGAACAACTTCATCGCTTTGATCGACCGCACGATCTGCGAGCCGCTGAACTGCTGTGTTGAGTTCGTCTCTCACACCGGCACCGAGAAGGGCAGCCACAGCGGCGCCAAGGCATGGGCAGAGGCGCCCTCCATGGTCTGCCGCCTCTCACCTGCCTACGACGAGACCAGCGCCGATGGCGGGCAGAACGTCGAGCGCAAGCGCATCGGAGTCAAGGCCGAGTTCCTGAAGGATCGCGCGTCCATGGATGGGCAGCGTGTTGTTACCTATTCGCTCAGAGAGGCACAGGGGCTGCTGGAACCCCTGCCTGAGGTGGAACTGGTGGGCTCATGCCGGGAGGCCATTACAGCCGCCTTGCAGGCCGCCAGAGAGGCCGGACGTGATGGGATGCGCCTTGGTGATCTCCAGAACCAGATCGCTGGCAAGCACGGCCGCAGTGCCAAGACCGTCGCCAACACCCTCAGCGCTATGTGCGCAGGCGCCTCACCGGCCGTTGTCAGGCCGAAAGGAATGCGCGGCATCTACGCCCTCGCACAGCCGAAAACTGTCTCAGAGCAAGACGCACGAGTCTCAGCTGATTTATCTCTCTCTATAGGGGGTGACTCTTTTTCTTATTTCGGGATAAAAGATCTGAAATCCCTTGCTACGACTGAAAAAAACGACTCCACAGAAACTCCCGATTTATCCCGATCAAAAACCTCTTCCTCCAAAAGCATTGCAACGACTGACTTCCCAAACTCCCAACTTCCTCCCGATTCCTCCCGATCGGTTCTCCCGAACTCCCGTGAACTCCTCCCTCCTCCCGAAGGGATGGACCTGCGCGCGTGCGCGCCTGCGCCTGCGCGCGCGTTATATGTTGACCATTCCGCTTCCCATCCACTGGATTACGACCCAGAAGCCGAGTTCCCCTTCTGATCTCCCTACCCTTCACCTGGGGATGACCCGGACGACAGAGAGCCGCGCCCCAGCACTCCCACAGCTGGGGCCTTCACTCACATGCTCACCATCACCACCGACACATCTGGCCTCGCCAAGCTGCAGCGCTTCCTCGGTGCCTACAAGAACCAACTCCCATTCGCCTCTTCCGTCGCGCTCAACCAAACCGCACGCGACGTACAACTCGCCTACAAAGCACAGACCAAACAATCATTCGTCAAACCCGTCGCATTCACCGTCAACGCCTTTCGCTACGACAAGTCCACCAAAGCCAACCTCCTAGCCACCGTCTACCCAGCCCAAGACCGCGGCTACCTCAACACACAGATCTTTGGCGGCCGCCGCCGCTGGAAGGATTACGAAGGCCTTATCCGCGGCCTTGCAGCATCCCAGGGCAAACCACTCCCCACCGGCAAACTCATCCCCACATCCCTCGCACAGAACGCCGCCGGCAACCCCAAGCGCCGACTGTTCGGTGAACTTCAATCCAAACTCTCCACCACAGATCGCGGCGGCTACTTCATCGGCACACCACGAGGCTCAGGCCGTGAACCAGGCGTCTATCGCCGCTCTCGCGGTCGCCTGCACCCATACTTCCTCGTCGCACAATCCGAACCCAACTACGACAAGCGCTTCCCATTTGAGAAGCTCGGCAACGACACAG